AGCAGCTGGTTTATCCGGATGACACCGCCCCGTTTTATCTGGGCGAGATGATGACGGTGTGGAAGATGCCACCCGTCAGAAGGGAGGAACGAAGCGTATGGGACGGACAACCACACAAGTTCTGAAGGATCAGAACACCTACTTCGTGTACATCGGGCCTACGATCAAGAGCGCCGCGCAGCACAACACCATCATCACCGGAACACGGGATGAGGTGCTGAAGAAGCTGGCCGGCGCGATTGAGAAGTATCCCCTGATGGCACAGCTTCTGATCAGCGGCGATGAGCTGGCAGAAGCCCGGAAACAGATTAAGCAGCCCGGCACCCGCCTGTACAACGTGTATCGGCGGTTCGTGAACGGACTCACAAAGAATGGAGGTTAATTACCAATGGCTAAGCATGGCGTCTTTGTGCTGGAGCAGGCCACCAGTGCCGCGACTCCCGCAACGGTTGAAACCGGCGTCCCGTTCTTCATTGGGGCTTCCCCGATTCAGAACGCGGATTCCCCGGCTACCCCCGGCGTCCCTGTCCTGTGCACCAGCTGGAACGAGGCCGTTCAGAAGCTGGGCTATTCCGATGACTGGGCTACCTATCCCCTGTGCGAGGCGATGTACTCTCACTTCAAGCTGTTCAACGTGTCTCCCGCGATCTTCTGCAACATGCTGGATTCCAGCACCATGAAGAGCGCGGTTGCCGCGGCCGACAAGAATGTTGTGAGCAAGAAGGTTGCCCTGACCGCCAAGGCGATCCCCGGCAGCGTGGTCGTGAAGAACGGCCAGAACACGCTGGTTCTCGGAACCGACTATGATCTGTACTTCGCTGATGAAGTGCTGACCATCGAAGTTCTGAGCGGCGGCAGCGCCTACAGCGCGACCACGCTGAACGTGGCCTTCGATGAAGTCACTCCCGCCAGCGTGACCACCAACGTGGTGGCAGGCGGCATCGAAGCGGTGGATCTGTGCATGAGCACGATCGGCCTGATCCCCGATCTGATCGTGGCCCCCGGCTATTCCGACAACACCGGTGTCGCGGCTGTCATGGCGGCGAAGGCCGAGGCGATCAACGGCATGTTCCGTGCGAAGGCCCTGATCGACCTGTCCACCGCTGCTACTGGCGGCGCGGATACCTATGACGAAGTCATCGCTCTGAAGAACTCCAACAACTTCACCGATGAAAACGAGATCGTCTGCTGGCCTCTGGTCAAGCTGAGCGATAAGGTCTTCCACCTGTCCACCCAGTTGGCCGGCGTCATCGCCGCGACCGATGCGGAATACGCCGCGCCCCACGTCAGCCCCTCCAACAAGGGTCTGCAGTGTGATGGCCTCGTGACTGCCGCTGGCGGCGAAGTCATCCTCAGCCTGGAGCAGGCGAATATCCTCAACGGCGGCGGTGTCGTGACTGCGCTGAACTTCATGGGCGGCTTCAAGGCCTGGGGCAACTACACCGCCTGCTATCCCACCAACCAGGACGTGAAGGACTACTTCATCTCCGTGTCCCGGATGGTGGACTTCGTGGGCAATACCCTGATCCGCACCTTCTGGGGCAAGCTGGATCTGCCCATGAACCGGCGTCTGATCGATACCATCCTGGATTCCTGCAACATCTGGCTGAATGGCCTGACCGGCTCCGGATACATTCTGGGCGGTCGGTGCGAGATGATCGATGCGGAGAATCCCGAGACCAACCTGATGGCTGGCATCATCAAGCTGCACGTGTTCGTCACGCCGCCGTCTCCCATGCAGGAGCTCGATTTCGTGATCGAGTACGACCCGGCGTACGTAACCGAAGCGCTGAGCTAAGGAGGGAAATGACCAATGTCCAAGCAGCCTGAATCCAACGTCCTGTTCGAACTGTACGAGGACGGCAACAACTACATGGGCCTGACGCAGGCCACTCTCCCGAACATCGCTTTCATTGTTCAGCAGATCAGCGGCGCCGGCATGAATGGTAACATCGATGTGCCGATTGCCGGTATGCTGGAAGCGATGGAGCTGTCTCTGAACTTCCGGAGCCCCACGGATGCGGCGAAGTCCCTGGCCGCGCCCAAGTCCCACCATCTGGATCTGCGTGTCGCGGCCCAGTATTGGGACAATGTCGGCGCTGAGTACGGGATCGAGGCCGACAAGTACGTGATGGTCACCCGGCCGAAGGCGATGAACCCCGGCAACATCCAGCCGGCCACTCCCGCGGACACCGCGAACACCTTCTCGGTCGTTTATTACGCCGGGTACAAGGATGGCCAGAAGATCTGGGAAGTCGATCCCACGAACTACATCTGCACCGTCGACGGTGTGGATTACTTCGCCCCCATCCGCAAGGCCCTGGGCAAGTAAGCACCTCGGGCTCTGGCGTAATACCAGAGCCCCATTCTTTTTATCCATGAAAGGAGACGAAACACCATGGCAGCTGAAATCAAAAAAGAACTCCCGCAGGACGTGGCCACCGAGGAAAGCACCGGCGCTGTTGTCGTGAATTTGAAGAAGCCTCTGGATTATAACGGCCACATCTACGAGAGTCTGACGTTCGATCTGGAGAACCTGACCGGCAAGGACAGCATGGAGGTCGAGGCAGAGCTGATACAGCGCAAGAAGGGCGCTGTCATCGTAGGCGCACTGAACAACGACTACATTCTGGGTATTGCCGCCAAGGCCTGCAAGGAACCGATCGGATCCGATGCGTTCCTGACGATGAGCCTCAAGGACTTCAACAAGGTCAAGGAGGCAGTCAGAAATTTTTTGCTGAAATAGGCGCCAGCGGTGGTGACGGCGGGGACTGGCTGAGACAGAACTCACTGAAGATGTCGAAGACCTTCAACACTCCGGTGTCGTACTGGATCAGCCTGCCCCTGGCCGCTTTCACCGCATGGATCCGCGCCGGCAATACCGTGATCGAAGAAGAAAACGAAGAAATCAGAAAGGCTCGCAAGAAGCGGTAAGCCTTTTTATTTTACCCGAAAGGAGATGCAGAGATGGCCGCAAACTATCAGATGTTGTTCGAGCTGAACGCGGCCCTGGGCGGCGGCTTCGCTTCCGCTTTCTCACAGGGTTCACAGCAGATCGACAACATGAAAGCCAAGCTGGATGCGCTGAACGCATCCGGAAGCACCGGAGACCTGCTTGGCGGCATCTCCGCAGCCCTGCAGACCGCAGGCGTGATTAAGGGGCTGGAAGCAGCCTATGAAACGCTGAAGGAATGCGCGGACGCATCCATCGAGTTTGAAAGTGCCATGACCGGCGTATCCAAAACAACGGATATGTCGGCATCCGAGCTGGAGGCCATGTCTCAGGCTGTGATGAAGCTCTCTACGGAGATCCCCATCACCACCACGGAGCTGGCCAACGTGATGGAGGTTGCCGGGCAGCTGGGCATCAGCAAGGACAACCTGCTGGACTTCTCCACCACCATGAGCATGCTGGCCACCGCCACCACCATGACGGCAGACGAAGCGGCTACCATGCTGGCCCAGTTTGCAAACATCACTCAGATGGATCCGAGCCAGTACAGCAACCTGGCATCAGCGGTGGTCGATCTTGGCAACAACTACGCCACCACAGAGCAGAAGATCATCGACATGGGCCAAGGCATCGCCGCTGCCGGATCCCTGGCAGGCATGAGCGAGGCCGACATGATGGGCCTGTCCGCAGCCGTTACCTCCTTGGGTATCGAAACTGCGGCAGGCTCTACCAGCATGTCGAAGCTGATCAGCAAGCTGAACATGGCCGTGGAAACCGGGGATGGTCTGGAAGACTTCGCCAGCGTAGCCGGCATGAGCGCTTCTCAGTTTGCGGAAGCCTGGGGCAATGATGCCGCAAATGCTTTGGCCACCTTCATCACAGGCCTTAACGATGTGGAGCGCAACGGCGCATCCGCGTCTGTCATTCTGAATGATCTGGGCATCACCGAGACCCGGATGCAGCGCATGATCCTGTCTCTGGCGGGATCCGGCGATCTGATGTCCAACGCCATCCGGGACGCGAACGAAGCTTTCCGAGAGAATACAGCGCTTTCTGCTGAAGCAGAGAAGAGATACGCCACCACAGAAAGCCGTCTGAAGATGCTTTCCAACGCAGCCAACAATGTGAAGATCAGCGTTGGCGATGCGTTGACTCCGATGATTGCCAGCGTTGCGGACGGCCTTACGGGCGTCCTGGAGCCCGTTGCGGAATTCATTGAGCAGAACCCGGCCATCGTCCAGGGGCTGACAGCCTTCGTGGGTGTGCTCGGTCTGGCCACCGCGGCGATCACTGCCTATACCGCCATCACGAAGCTGGCGGCAGCGGCGAACCTGCTGTTCGGTGGATCCATCCCCGGCATTGGAATCATCATGGGAGTTGCTGCTGGCATTGGTCTGCTTGTGGCCGGCATCAGCGCCATCTCCGGAGCGATTGACGCGGCGAATCCATCCTTCGAGGATCTGGACGCGCAGTTCGATTCGCTGAACGAGAAGGCGAAAGAACAGCAGGCCATCATTGACCTGGCTGAGGAATACAAGAGCCTGTCCGAGGAAATCGCCAACACGGAAGCGGCGATGAAGTTTAAGGCAGAGCTGGATATCGGCGATGTCTCCGAGGAAAACCTCAAGCTCATTGACGAGCTGAAGGGCAAGATGGAGAACAAGACCGCCGAGCTGAAGCAGACGCTTGAGCTGGCCGGGGCTGATGACATCTCCGATGATGACATGGCCCGGCTGATCGAGCTGGCCGCGAATGCGCAGACCTCTGACGATACGATTAAGCAGACCCTGGAGCTGATGGGCGTGGACGAAGTCACGCCGGAGATGATTCAGCAGGTCCGCGATTTCGCCAGTGCGGTCACGACCGATTCCGGCACACTGGAGCAGGAGCTCCGGCTGATCGGTTTCGATGACGCCACTGTGGCCAGCATGGGCTATGGCAGCTACAAGGATTTCGTAGCCGATGTAGCGGCCGGAAACGTGGTGGTCAACGCGGACGGCACCATCACGCAGCGCCTCGATCTGGGACAGGTCGCGCCGACCGACATGGAGCTGATCAAGCAGATCGCGGAGAACAACGGCTACGTTGTCACAGCTGACGGCAAAGTGACCCAGACGCTGGATATCGGCGGCTTCAAAGAGAAAGACCTGCAGCAGCTCGAAAGGCTGAAGCAGGCCGTTACCAACGAAGAGGCGAAGCTGACCCAGAAGCTGGAACTGCTGGGCGTGGAGAACGTTACTCCCGAGAAGCTGAACACCTTCCTGCAGGTCAAGACGAACACCGCTGACGGCGATCACGAGCTGAAACAGCTGCTTGAGCTGGAGGGCATTGAGAATGCCACTCCCTACCAGATCAATCAGCTGAAGAACTTCATCCGGAACGTCCAGACCAAGGAAGGCAAGGTTACCCAGAAGCTGGAGGCGATGGTCAGCACTGACCAGCTGGCGGCTCTGGGCTACGCCACCATGGCAGACTTCGTGGCGGCTGTGAATGCCGGCGAGGTTGTTGTCAATGCGGACGGTACCGTCACCCAGACGGTGAACGTGGAAGGCGATGTGGCCGCGCTGAAGCAGGCCTGGGAGGATGAAAACGCGCTGGCAGAGGCCGAGGCGGCATCCGCAGCGGCAGCTGATGAGCTGGCAGCAAAGCGTGCGCGTCTGAAGGAAGTTACCGACAGCCTGCGGGATTCCTCCGGAGGCATGGTTAGCGCCACCGATCAGGAAACGGAAGCTCTCCGGAACCAGATCGAAGCATACGAGGCTGTGGCGCAGGCCAGAAAGGATTCCTACACCGCGCAGGCGCTTGATACGGTCCAGAAGCAGAGCAAACAGTATGTACAGTCTCTCCAGGATGAAGCCGAAGCCATGCGGAACCTTGAGCAGGCGCAGGGACGGGCAAAAATCGCCCAGGAGCTGACTGCCGGAGGAGATGCCGCAACATACCTGCGCAGCGAGCTAACTTCGCTCGGGCAGGCTATACAAGACTACGACGGCGATGACTGGTTCAGAGACGGGAACGAGCAGGCAAAGGGCTTGCAAGACAGATTCTTCGCACTGCAGGAAACCATCAACGCGGTCACAGGGGAAAAGCATGATTTCACCGGAAACTTCCTCCCCGGTATGCAGGCAACGATCGAATCCATGAAGACCGACACCCTGGCGGTTGCGGACGGCTGGAAGACGGCGATTGATGAGGCCGGCAAGTATGCCGATCAGGTGGAAGCAGCGGACAAGATCCAGCAGGAATATCTGCAGAACCTGATCAACGGTGTCGTGGACGGCACCATGACATACGATCAGCTGCGGGAAGCATTGACTGAGGCCTATGCCGATTACGAAAACGGCGGCGAAATCGTAGCGGAAACCATGAAGCAGGTTGAGGCTGGCGTGAATGCCGCCAAGGCCGCTGCGGAGGGATCCGGAAGTACCGCTCAGAGCGAAGCAGATACCGCTGTTACTGCTGTGGGCTCCGTTATCGAGCGGATGGAAGCCTTGAAGAAGGCTTACGATGAGGCCAAGAAGGCGGCTCTGGGAGCCCTGGGAGGCCGCTTCGGGCTGTTCGATGAGGTGGGCGAAGGAGCGGAATCCAAGACCACCGAAGAGATGCAGACCAACATGGACGCCCAGACCAAATACTGGGAGCAGTACAACACGAACCTGCAGACTGCTCTGGACAAAGGTCTGGCTCCGGCCATCGCCAAACAGCTGGCAGACGGATCCGCTGAAAGCGCGGCCACTCTGCAGACCCTGGCCAATGCCTCTGAAGAAGAGATCGGCAAGATCAACGAATCCTTCGAGAAGGTTGAAGCCGCCAAGGAGCTACTGGCCACCACCATCGCGGATATGGAAACCCAGTTCACAGAGGGCATGGCCGCTTTGACGGAAGAGCTGGCGTCCACCGTTGCGGACCTGGACATGAGCTCCGAAGCCGGTGAAGCTGCCGTAGCCACCATGGAAGCGTATGTGGCGTCCATTTCCGGCGCCGCAGGTGACGCCGGAGCAGCCGGCAACGAAGTGGCCTCCGCTGTCAACGCGGCTCTGGCCACCATCGAAAGAGACGTCACCATTCACATCGGTTACAGCGTGGATCCGATGCCGAACGTTCCGATACCGAAGGGCGGTGTCACAAAGAACGCTATCGGTTCCGATTACGCGGCCGAAGGTATTCACCTGGTCGGTGAGGAAGGCCCAGAGCTGGTCTATATGGGCGGCGGCGAAAAGATCCTGACGGCCCACGAAACCGTAAACGCCATCTCCGGGGCCACCCAAAGCGATGGCAACGTCATCGAGGTTTCGTTCTCCCCGGTCTACAACGTGAGCGGAGGTAACGCCGCAGAGATCCGGTCGATGCTGGAAAGCCAGACGCAGGATCTGAGAGACCAGGTTGAGCGGATCATGGAGGATGTGCTGACGGATCACAGACGGACAGCCTATGCGTAAAGGAGGGATGAGCCATGGCCACCACCTACAGAACAGTCCAGGGGGACATGTGGGACTCCATCGCGCATAAGCTGGCCGGCACTTCGGACGTTGTGGCCCAGCTGATCGAGGCGAACCTGGACAAGAGCGATATTTACATCTTTTCAGCCGGCATCGAGCTTACGGTGCCGGACTTCAATAACTACGCGGCCGATGAGGAATTCTACCCGCCGTGGAAGAAATGAGGTGAGGACGCTTGGCTGATGCTGATATCTATCGGACTCAAATGACCTATGCCGCGCAGGAGCTGGCCAGACGGCCTGCCTGGAAGATCAAGATCAAAGGCGTAGACGTTACAGACATCGTGAACCGGGATCTGCTCTCCGTGGACATCACGGACAACGAGAGCGAAGCCACGGACGATATTCAGATCAAGGTGGCAGACCGGGACGGAAAATGGGTTCAGCGATGGCTGACGGAAAGCATCTTCCAGGGCGCCACCGTGCGCGGTCTGAAGATCGAGGCATGGGTTGGCGTCCGGATCGGAGAAAAGGTTGTCCAGCAGAAGGCCGGAACCTTCCACATGGACAGTCTGAAGGCCAACGGACCGCCAAACACCGTCACGATCAAGGCCTCCTCTCTTCCCGCAAAGGGCGGCATTGCCGATGAAAAACGGAATAAAGCCTGGGAGAATTATACGCTGCGTGGCATCGCGGCAGAGATTGCCGGAAAGGCCGGGCTGTCCCTGACCTATGACGCACCGACACACAAGTATGAGCGCCGGGAGCAGAACGAGATGGCAGACCTGGCTTTCCTGCGGATCCTCTGCCGGGAAGCCGGAATCAATCTGAAAATCTCTGACGGCAGGATGGCGCTGTTCGATAATGCGGCGTATTCCAAACAGCCCAGTGTCATGACCATCCGCTGGAATGACGGCTCCTACACCAAATGGAGCCTGGAGACCGGATCGAGGGATATCTCCTACGACTCCTGCATCCTGCGGTACGCGCATCCCTTCAAGGGGCTGATCACCGGGTCCGCTGAATCGGAGAAGTACGCGGAGAACTCCGAGCACAATCAGCTGATCATCACCAATCGCCGGGTGGAAAGCAAGGCCGAGGCGCAGGAGATCGCGGCGCAGGAGCTGCGGCTGAAGAACGAATTCGGTGAGACGGCCACTTTCACGCTGCCGGGGAATCCCGCGCTGATGGCCGGGCTGAATGTCGATCTGAAGGGCTTCGGATACTGGGACGGGAAACATCCCATCAAGTACGTGAAGCACAAGCTCAGCTCCTCCGGATACACCACGGAGATTAAGCTGGGCGGCGATATCAGCCGGCACTCCACCGGGTACGATGACTACACCCTGGGCTTCGGAGAGATGGTCCGCATCGGAAAGGTCGTGGACATCTCCGGGAACCGGGCCAGAGTGAAGTTCACCTCTCAGGGAATCATCTCTGACTGGCTGGAAATCGCGCAGTTCCCGCACTGGGTGATCACGGATCAGCACAAAACCCAGAGCGCCCGACACAAGCACGACATTGACGCTAAGTGGACGATGATCCTGGACTCCCTCGGCGGGAACCTGACAGGCGGCAAGACGGACGCGGACGGTGGCCACCTGCATCAGATCATCTGGGACGGTCACGGAATCGAATACCTGCAGTGGTGGCCCGGCATCGGGGATGAAGCGATCTGCATCTTTCCGACCGGGTGCGACAGCCACGGCTACATTGTGGGGTGCATACGATGAAAACGGGCATGCTGGGAGACGTTACCTTCGAGGTCAACGATCAGACCTACCGGACCATCCGGAACCTGACGCGATCCACAAAGGCGAATTACTCCACCCATAACCTGATCGGAAAGACCGGCATTCTGGAATTCACCGGGGTGGATCCGGAAACGATCAGCTTTGAAATTCTGTTCTCCGCATGGTTCGGAGAGAATCCGGAGACCTGGAGGAAGAAGCTGGACAAGATGCTGCGGAACGGAAAGGCCGTCTATTTCGTCCTGGGCACCGCGCCTATCGGGGACAAGTGGGTTCTGGAGGACGTGCAGTACGCCACTGAATTCTATTACAAGGACGGCACTCCGGCAGATTACCGGGCTACGATCAATCTGAAGGAATACAACTGAGGAAGGAGGCCGGAGGCGTGATCATCATCGACACGGCCAAGGAGCGAAAGCTGACTCTGGCCCCCGCGACAGAGCAGGAAGCCAGAGAGCAGGAGCTGTACATCCTGATCAGCACCATCAAGGGCGAATGCCCTCTGTACAGAGATTTCGGCATTGCCTCGGATTACCTGCACATGCCGACCAACGCGGCTCAGACATCCTTTACCATGGCGGTTACGGAAGCGCTGAAGCGGTATATGCCGGATGTAACGCTGGACAGCATCCGGTTCAACTTTGAGGACGGGATGCAGGGCATTGCGCATCCGATTCTGGAGGTGAGTGACCTATGAGCAGAGATACGACTCCGTACATCTTCATCGATGCGGACCCGCAGACTCTGGTGGAAACGCTGACCGCGAAGTATGAGAGCATCGCGCAGCGCACCGTGCATCCGGCCAGCCCGGAGAAGCTGTTCATTCAGTGGGTGGCGGCTACCATGGTTCTGCTGGCAGAGCAGATCAACTTCGCCGGGAACCAGAACATCCCGAGTAAGGCTGTCGGCGAAGGGCTGGACAATCTGGCGCAGATCTTCTACGCGCAGACCCGGCCCCAGGCTACGCCGGCAAAGACCACGCTGCGCTTCACGGTATCTGCCGGGAATTCCGGCTATGCTACGGCGAACATCCGCTTCTCGGTTTCCCCGGATGAAGACAATGAAATCGTCATCCCTCAGGGAACCAGGATCGCGAACAGCGCCGGAACGCTCATCTTCGTAACAGACGAAGAAGTGACAGTTCTGGCAGGAGACGCCTTCGCTACGGTCAGCGCCACCTGTACGACCTACGGAACGGCCGGAAACGGGCAAGCTGTCGGAACGCTGACCAGATGCCTGGACACGATTACTGGCCTGCGGTCTGTGACGAACACCACGGCCAGCTCCGGAGCAAGAGACTTCTCCATCCTGACCCCGCAGGGCACCCGAGTCACGACTTCGGACTCCGCGATTGTCTTTGCAACGGATGAGGATGTGTATGTTCCGGCTGATTCCATCTACGCGGACGTTGCTGCCACCTGCGAGACCGCGGGGACCGTTGGCAACGGGTACGAGGCTGGGCAGCTGAACACCTGTGTAGACCTGTTTGACTACTACGCCAGCGTGGCCAACATCACGGCGAGTGACAGCGGGAGCGATACCGCCACGGACGATGAATTCTACGATCTGCTGGTCACCGGGCAGGATGCCTACACTTCTGCCGGAGCCAGAGGCGCGTATGAGTATTACGCCAGGAGGGTATCGACATCGATCCGGAACGTGGTGGTCAATTCGCCGGAGCCCTGTGTGGTTCACATCTACGCGGTCATGGATGACGGGACACCCGCATCCAGCGAGATGAAGGCGGCGATCCTTGCGGCATGCAATGATGAGGATGTCCGGCCCCTGACGGATCAGGTGTCCGTGGAAGATGTGGAGCTGGTCTATTACAACATCAACCTGACCTACTACCTCAGCAGGGATTCCACCGAAAGCGCCGCCACCATCGAAGAGAATGTGGCTGCTGCCGTGCAGGAATACATCGCCTGGGAGAGCGCGAAGGTCGGGCGGGACATCAATCCCTCCAAACTGAATCAGCTGGTGGTGGCAGCAGGCGCGAAGCGGACCGTCATTCATTCTCCGACCTTCACCGTTCTGAAGAACGGCACCGTGGACGATCCCACGGTCGCGGATCCGGAGGACTACGTTCCCCAGCTGGCCACTATCGGCACAGTGACCCTCACGAACGGAGGGTATGAAGATGAGTAAGGGAATCACGCAAGAGGCCATGCTGAGCGTCCTGCCGGGTGTTCTGGCCCGGGATGACGGCATGTACAGCCTGGCTCAGCTGATCGGCTGGATCATCGACAAGGACAGCGGCAAGATCGATTCTCCGGCCATCTTCCAGAACATCGACAGCCTGGATGAAGACCTGCTGGATCTGCTGGCAAAGGATTACAAGATTGACTGGTACGATTATGACGGCACCATCGAAACCAAGCGCAATCAGCTGAAAAGCAACTGGTTCGTCCGGAAGAAGATTGGAACAGTCGGCGCCGTCAAAGCGGCGCTCCGGGATGTATGGCCGGATTCGACTGTGGAGGAATGGTACGAGTACGGCGGCGATCCCGGATACTTCCAAGTTCTTCTAAGCCTGAACACCGAAGGAACGGTGCCTTTTAATAAAGCTGTCCGGATGGTCGAAGTATTCAAACCTGTTCGGGCGCACATTGACGGGTATCCGATTCTCCGGATCCGCTGCGGAATCGTCATCAAGACGAAGAAGAGCGCGAACATTCTGTATCACGTTCCTCAGGCCGGCACGGTTCCGAGAAGATCCACTCACGGAGACAAATCCTATGAGGATATCGTCATCCAGACGGAATCTGACGGGCAGGAATATCATGTGCCGGTTACCGGTCAGGTAACTGCCGGAACATATCCGGATTATTCCACCCATGGAGACATGGAAAGCGGAGGCGTGGAAGTGTCCGCAGCTTCTGAATCTGTCGGTTACGGCATCCGGAAATGCGGAACGCCGATCAATTCACTATTCTGAGGGAGGTGATGAGCCATGCTGCAAACTGCAGCCTTCACGGATCTGCGGAACTACATCACGAAGCGGATCTACAAAGCACAGTATCAGAGAGGCGGCTCCTGGTACGACACGGCGCTGGTGAGCAAGGAAGTGACCTCGAAGGGCATTGCCCGGATCAAGGTGCAGATTTCTCCCGGTGTTGCCTGTACGATCACCGGTGTCCGGCTGATCAACACCGACAATCAGGTCTGGGCCACCAAGGCGATCAGCGTAGTGCTGGAAACAGCAGACACGAACCTGCTGCAGTGGTTCGACTTTGAGATCACGGAGGAGGAAAGCTAATGTACAACCGGACGTTTTGGGTAGACGAAACCGATCAGTACGAAAACCGGTACCGGGAAGTAGCCAACGATGACGGTACGATCACCCACACCAAAGTCACCGGGGAAGTGTATGTCGAGGGCACTCCCCAGAGCGCGAGAAACTTCAACAACCTCGAAGACGGCGTCATGGACGCGCATGTGGCGCATGCCCTTCTTCTCCAGGCCTTCCGGGAAAAAGGCTGGGAAGACGATGACCGTCTGGATGCCCTAGAGAAGGCCACCGTGCAGGAGACCGGAACGGTCAGCCTGACGAACAGCCAGGAATTCCCGTTCAACAATTCCAAGAAGTCCGTGGCCCTGGCCAACGTGAGAGACAATCTGAACTATGTGGTCGTGGTGGTCAGCAAGACCGCAGCTGACGGCGGCAACATCGGAGAGATTGAAATCTCCGAGCGGCAGGTCAACGGCTTCAAGATCGCTTTCACCGGCAGCTCGAAGAGCGTGACGGTAGTCTATGCTGTGATTGGAGGTTACGACAAATGATTATCGTGGAAAAGAATGAAGGCCCGAAGATCGACTACGAGATCCAGAACACGGCCACCAAGAAGAAGATCACCTTTGACGATGATCTGACCATCAACCTGGTTAAGCGTGAGGAAGACTGGCCCGTACACATCGATGTCTGCTTCGATGCTGACGGATGCCTGGTCATTGGTACCGCTGCTGGACGGGCTTATGTCGCGGAGATCGACATCCCGGCCCGGGAGTACATCTATCCGGAACCCGGCGAGGAAGGCGAAGAGCAGGATCCCCCGACCCCTGTTCCGCTGGATCTTGACAAAGTCACCCTCAGCCTGTGGGCTGTGGAATAACTCAGAACAGGAAATAAGCATGAAGGAGTGTTTGGCAAATGGCTAATTTCGATCTGAGCGCGCTGGCGCTGAAAGCAGTCTGCCCCAGCAATGAGATTCTGTATGACGATCAGGGCATGCCCTCCGTCATGGTGAAAATCCCGAAGATGACCTACGCGGAGTTGGGCCTCGGAGATTCAACCGCAACCTTTCCGGCCTTCATCGTGAACGGTACGGAGGTCAATGAGATCTACATTTCCAAGTATCAGAACATCGTCATGAACGGCCGCGCCTATTCTCTTCCCGGGCAGGATCCGAAAACCAGCATCAACTTCGATCAGGCGATTGCGGCCTGCTCCGCGAAGGGCGATGGCTGGCATCTGATGACCGCCTTTGAATGGGGCGCTCTGATTGCCTGGTGCGAGAAGAACGGCTTCATTCCGCTTGGCAATAACAACTACGGCAAGCACAGCTCCGAATCCAACTACAAGGCCCTGCCGGCCACCACGGACGACACGCATTACGCAGTCCGGACGCGGACCGGTACCGGCCCTCTGACCTGGTATCATGATCAGACGCTGGACGGCATCGCCGATCTGTGCGGAAACGTCTGGGAGTGGACGGGCGGCATCCGGAGCGTGTACGGCGAGCTGCAGATTCTGGTTAACAACAACGCGGCCGATTCCGATCACAGCCAGGGCGCGTCCTCCACTGAATGGATGGCGATCCACGCCACCACCGGCGAGCTGATCACGCCGGACGGCTCCGGAACGACCGCCAATTCCATTAAGATGGACTGGGTCAGCAGCAAGCTGACGTATGCCACGACCATTACCGATTCTGCGCCTGGCGATCATAACTGCACCTTCGCCAACTGTGTAGCCGGCGCCAGCATCGGAGACGATGCGAAGAACGTTCTGATTGCTCTGGGCATGATGCCGAAAACCGGTTCCATTATCACCGGCAGTCAGTGCTACTTCAACAACGCGCAGGCAGAGCGCTCGTTCATCCGCGGCGGCTACTACAGCAGCACCGCCTACGGCTTCGCCTCGTTCTACGGCTACAGCGCTCGGTCCAACGCGCACGGCGCCATCGGGTTCCGCTCCGCTTATATCAAGCTGCCAGCTGCTTAACTGAAAGCTGTAATCACCGCGAAAGCGGTGATTCCCTTCCGCGCGAAGCGCGGAAAATTTTTGAGCCAAAAATTACGTATTTCGTAATTTCCTTCCATGACCCGGAATACTCTTCCGAACCCCCTTGAAAACCGGTTCTCCTACCGATATACTGCGTACCGCTGTACGCAGTATATCGGTGCAGGAGGTGCTGGGATGGCCACTGAAGACTTCAAGCTTCTGCAGAAGGTGCAGGACATGATGGAATACGGCTATCCCATGCTCAACCAGTTTCCGAAAGCGGAGAAGTTCTCCCTGGCGCAGGACATCCGGCATTGCATGAACAATATCCTTGAGCTGACCATCACCGAGGATAAGAAGTACACGAAGAAGACCACGCTGGAAAGCCTGGATATCGAAAACGCCAAGCTGCAGATCTATCTCCGCGTAAGCTTTCGGCTGAAATACATCTCGAAACACACCTACGGCGTGTGGGAAGAAAAGACGGTCGAAATCGGAAAGATGATCGGAGGCCTGATCAAATCCATCAGTGGCAGGCCAAAGTCATAGGGTCCAGCTCACGTTTGCGGCGCTCGTTCAACCGCGGCGGCAACTACAACAACACCGCCAACGGCTTCGCCTCGTTCAACGGCAACAACGCTCGGTCCAACGCGAACGGCAACATCGGGTTCCGCTCCGCTATACCTGCTGGAAAATCCGGTCACGATGTTGGAAGCTTACGGGCTTCCATCCAGAACCGTGCAGGTAAAGGGAACTGGCTCCTCGGTCAGGGGATTCCTGGAAGAAAAATCTTTAGTCCTGGTGCCTCTCCGGATGTGCCAGGATGGTCAAGGAAGGCCGTATGGAAAAGTATCAACATGTGTTCGACAGGTTCATCACCTTCGAGAACCAGTATGATGGATACCGGCTGGCGCAGAGAGATAAGCGCTACAAGCCTGAGGTGCTGGCCTATACGGCTGACCTTGAAGGAAATCTCATCGATGGCATTAACCATCTGATCTGGAAGGATTACAAGATCGGGAAAGCCTTCGAGTTCTACGAATACTTCCCAAAGAAACGGATCATCACAGCATGGCCATTCAAAAACCGGGTGATCAACTGCGCGGCGTACAATGTCCTCTGGCCGATCTACGTCAAGAGCATGTACGAACACAGTTACGGCTCCATCCCGGGGATGGGCCAAGTCAAAGCAGTTAAGCAGCTGCAGAGATGGATGCGGATTGCGAGGCTGACCGGGAAGAACCAGTGGATCGGCAAAGCCGATGTGGCGAAGTTCTTCTTCCGGATCCCGCATGAGGTTCAGCTGCGGGAGCTTGGCAAGCCCCTGGATGATCCGGACATGATGTGGTTTCTGGAAACCTGCATCAAAGGGGACGGAAGGCCCACGGGCCTGCCGCTGGAATTCAGTGATCCTACGGAATGTGAGCGAATCTTCGGCATCGGGATGCCGGTTGGCAGTCTGATCAGCCAGATGACCGCAAACGTGGTGCTCACTCCGATGGATCACTTCATGAAGCGGATCATCCGGATCCCGAAGCACATCCGGTACATGGATGATTCGATCATCATGGGAGACAGCAAACAGGAGGTCTGGGACGCGCTGGGCGCGATGGATGACTTCCTGCAGGAGAACATGGGCCTGCAGCTGAACAGCAAGACTGCCGTCATGCGATATGACGAAGGAGTGGAATTCGTTGGACGGATCGTCTCGCCGGACCGGATCACGCTCCGGAAGAGCAGCAGTCTTCAGATGAAGCAGCATCTGGACTATGTGAAGAAAGCCTATGCCAACCGGGAGGTTGAACTGGACTACGCCCTGGATGTGATGCAAAGCTATCTCGGCCTGCTGAAACATACGGACTGCGTAGCCCTACGGGAAAAGATATGTGAGGATTACGTCCTCATCAGACATTCGGCACCGGAAGCCTGACAGGCCCGGCGCCTTTTTCATATCCAAAACAATTTCAGAAATGGCGGTGAGGACCATGACTCAGGTACAGCCGATTGAGGGAATCACCCCGGAAATGCTCTGGAACTTTGTTCTGGTGCTTCTGGGGCTCTGCGCAGTCGTAGTGCTGGTTTACAAGGTTATTGAAATCGTTCGGAAAGAGCGTGAACGGAAGGAAAAGAAGAACAAGTTGGCCGACAAGGATCTGACCGATGAGATCGCGGAGAAGGTGCTGGAAAAGCTGGAACCGCGATTCAAGGATATCGAGACAAAGCTGACCACCGATAAGAGCCGGCTCGATAACCACGAGACTTCCATCAAGAATCTGAACAGTTCAATCGACACGATCAAGGACGGAATGCAGGTAACCGCCGATGCCCTGACGGCGATCCTGGATCACGAGCTGCATAACGGAAACGCCGATCAGATGCAGAAGGCCCGGGATGACCTGCAGAAATACACCAACGGCCTGATCAAAAAGGTGTGATGAGCGGTGAAACAGTTTGATCCAAGAAAGCAGTTTTCCAAACGGCTGGCCAGATACGGCGCCGTCTTCTGGGGGCTGTATCTGCTGATCATCGCCACGCTGATCTACTTCCAGCCGGAGACGGCTATTGCCTGCGTTTACCTGGTGCTGATCGTGACGGCGAACAAGATGCTGGACACCTGGGCGTACACGAAGAACAGCACCTACGAGAAGGGGCTGCTGGCCATGCTGGAAAAGACGAAGATGGAGCTGAGCCTGAAAGGCATTGCGCAGACTGTTTCCGGAAAGAAGACAGAGAAGGGAGACGATAGCGATGAAGAAGGTTCTGTAAGCGAAGAGGATGAAGGAGAAGGAGGTAATGGCTGATGCTGGATCTGAACAAGATGATTGATTCCGCGCACGAGTGCATCGGATGGCCGTATGAGTCACCGGGGACGAACGACAAGAACGGCATTGACTGTTCCGGAATGTTCGTCAAAATGTACCGCGACCAGGGCGCGAAGATTTGCCACGGCAGCAATACGATCTTCCGGGAATTCTGTTCGGAAACCGGGAAGATCACCAGCGCCAAGGATCTGCAGGTCGGCATGGCCGTGTTCAAGTGCAAACCCTGGACGGATGCCGACAAGGGAAACAAGTGGTACGGGACAGAGCCCGGCAACCTGAGCCACATCGGATTTGTAACCAGCGTTAATCCGCTGGAGATCACGCACTGCACCAGCCCTGTCGCGAAGACGGATTCATCCATCGGCAAATGGGCTTACTGGGGGAAGCTGAAGGATGTGGACTACGGCGGGAGCCCATCGCCGGAGCCTGGACCCGATCCGGAGCCGACGCCGGTCACCAAGACCATGTATGTCTACGCCGAAAACGGGAAACCTGTGAACATGCGCAGGAAGGCCAGTAAACAGGCCGCGCTGGTGGAGCGTGTTCCGGTCGGCGCTTCTGTCATCTGGCAGAAGGATGACGGCAACGGCTGGGCCTACGTGAAGTATCACGGGTTTGTCGGATGGATGATGGACTGCTACCTGGTCAGCGATCCAACGCCGGCACCTTCTCCGGATCCGTCACCGGATCCCGAGCCTGATCCGGATCCAGTGCCGCCCGGAACCATGGCCACCGTCTGGGCAGAAAATGGGAAGCCGGTCAAAATGAGATCCCGGCCTTCCACCGGATGCAATCTGTATGATGAGCTGCCGGTCGGCACGGAGGTCGAGATCGTGAAGTATGCCGACAACTGGTGCCGGGTGAACTACGGCGTCCGGAAAGGCTGGTACATCATGACAAAATTCCTCGGCTTGGGCTGAGAAGAAACGAAAGGAGAAACGGAACCATGCAAATTGACCTGACACAGATTGACCTGACACAGATCATCCTGGCGGTGATCACGCTAATCTTCGGCATCCTGATGAGGTATGTCATCCCCTCCGCAAAGAGCAAGCTCAACACCGATCAGATGGAGCTGCTCCGGATCGCGGTGAAGACCGCCGTTTATGCGGCCGATCAGCTGTACAATTCCAACCAGGGACAGGAGAAGTTGGCCTATGTTGTGGATTTGCTACACAAGCAGGGATATGTCCTTGATCCTAAACAGGTGGAAGATACCACCCGGGCATTGATCGAAGCCATGGTGAAAGAGCTGAAGCTGGAGCAGGCGAAAGTCGCTGCCGGCTGACAATCGAATAAGCAGACGAAGACCCTCTCGGAGAAATCCGGGAGGGCCTTTTTTGTTTACCTGAGTCGCATGCCATGCGGATACCTATCAGATTCTTGCAGATTTGAGGCACAGCATGCCTCTGGGTGCGCGGACGGTAGATTCTCCATCTGAAAGCTAAAACGCGAAATAGGGGCCTTTCTGAGCGAAATAGAGGCATTCGATATTTTTTCAAATTTGTTCGGGTTCAAATTGCATGGCATGCGATATTTTGCCCTGAGAGACGCGAGAAGGCCCCTCCGCTTCCAGATGGTAGATTCTTCATCCGGAACAGCAGAGGGGCCTCAGCGGTCAAATCTGGCAGGAATTCGGCTATTGTCGTGCGCTCATGGTCTTAAACATCGTCAGATCGAAGATTTCATCTGCCCGGGCATTCAGATCGTCCGCGATCTTCCGGGCCTCTTCCTCCGTCATCCAGGCGAAGTCATCCTTCTTCACCTTGAAGATGACCACGTTGTTGATGATCGGCACCCCATGGTCATCGCATCCGTAGAGCCAGGATGCCAGCGGATTGAAGATCTGCAGCTTGCCGAACCTGTTTTCATCGCAGACCGCCTCGTATCCCTTCGGCAGGCGGTCCGGATAAAGCGGTACCAGCTGGACAGTCTCACAGCTGATCAGGTTGTAGGCCGTCTGCAGAATGCCGGTCTTTTTGACCTGCTGAATGGGCTTGGCCCGGTTGGACAGGCAATCCAAAAGCACACAGTAGTTCACAGCAATCCCTCCTTCTTCTGAATCTCTCGCAGCTGCTCCCAGTTGTCGGCCATCATGTGCGTCTGAGCCATGCAGTCCGGTTTATTGTCGTACAGGTCGTGCATCCGGACGCCTCTATATGGATCTCCATAGCCGGCATCCACTCGCTGGAGCCGGCCTCCCTTCTTCTGAAAGATCCCGTACTCTATCCCGTCCCGATACGGCAGGATGTCCAGCGGGTACACCGTCAGCACCCGGGGCTTTCCGGTCATTCCGGCTGTGTACTGTAACCAGTAGTAAGAGCCTTCCGGAAGAGCCGGATCCGGAGGGTTCGGCAGATAATATTCAATCATCTGCCTGGTGCGGTCATCTATCATGTTCTGCTCCCTTCTTCGCCTCCGAGCCGCGTCTGCTCGATGCAGTAAGCATTGGCCAGCTTGTGCATGCAGTCAAAAGGTGTTTTGGCTGCTGTTTCTCCATCATGGTACCAGACAAAGGCACCGGTTTCAGTGATGCGCTTGATCTTTCCGATCTCGTACCGGTCCCCGTTGACGTAGATGATATATTCTCCAACCTTGAATTCGTTCACTCCTATGCCTCCTTATGCCGTGATCACGGCGAAGTAGATTGCGCTGGCCGGCACATCATGCCGAGCTGCCAGCAGTTGAATCGTGGCGTCTTTTTCTCCCGGGAAGGTTCCCCGGAGGGAATACCGGAGAATCTCTTTCCCTCCGAGGAAGAACACCAGCCAGGGCTCCTTTCTCTTCACAGCTTGTACCTCCCATCATCATCGATCAGATGCACGTGCTCATTCATCAGGCGCAGCGCTTCTTCGTAGCTGCCGCAATTCTGGACTTCCTGATACAGGTCGTTCCATTCGCTGATCCTCCGCTGCTTCCGGAGGGCATCCCGGACCGCTCCCATGATCCAAAAGACGTTCCCGGAAGAGTGATTTGATGCGAAGTGAATTTCAGGTCTATTCACGATTTCACCCCCTTTCGTCTGGCGTAGTCCATGGCCTTCCAGAGCTTTTCAAAGTCTTCATGCTTGAAGCCGAAGTCGATGTATCCCTGCCGGACGGTCTCGTAATAATGGCCGGTCGGCATCTGGATCGGGAATCCGTCATTCATCACGTAGACGATAGCGTCCGCGACCTTCTCGGAGACTTTCTTCTTTCCGGATTCATCGAAGCCATTCAGCATCAGCGGGAGCAGCTGCTTGTCGTAGAATCTGGGGAAGCCTTCGTAGCGGTCCAGGTTCTTCTCATCCTCTTCGCTGATCTCCCAGACACCGACCGGAACGGAGCAGCCCTACTTTGGCTCGATCGTCAGATAGCTCCGGCGAAACACCAGCTCATAGTTCGGGATCCGGGTGACGCCAACCGGCACCGCATCCGGACACCGGACGGCCATCTGGGCCTTATTGAGGTTGGAGCCATAGGCCAGGTAAAGCTTACTCATCGTCATCATCCTCCGCGCATTCATCATCGATCCGGGCATTGATCTTCTCAATCAGATCCTCCGCCAGCTCCGGGGCCAGGTATTCATTCAGCACATCCTGCAGGATGTCATCCAGAGCTTCGCGCCATACGTAGTTGTCCATCATGTTCTGTCCTCCTTGATCAGCTCAAAGTCAACGTATCCGTTGCAGTCTGCCCATTCATCAGCCAGTTCCCAGGCCTCTGCCTCATCCCATGCGAGGAAGGTCTTGTACCGGAAGACGCTGTGGCCGGGGCGGTACATCTTGAACAGGTAATTCCCTAAGATGCTCATTCGGTTTCATCCTTTCTCCCGGTCTTTGGCCCGGCCGGGAGGGCTGTCTCTCTCAGCAGGCTTCGCGGAAGGCGGCGGTCAGGTGCAGCCGGGCGGTGGCGAATTCCTTGCCGGTCATCCCCAGGCGCTTGGTCAGGAAGCCTTCCATGTTCACGGCCTTCTGCTCCTTGGTCAGGTTCTTGGAATCCCGGAAGTACAGGGAATTGGATTCGGTATTGATGGCCCAGGCACTCATGGCCAGGCAGAACTGAATGTAAGCCTTGATCTTTCCGGCGTGGGTGGTCCCGTTGAACAGCCGGAACTCTATCGTTCCCTTGGTGTACAGGGCATGCAGGTTCAGTCCGCGATACCGGGCACCGCAGTAGTGAGAATGATCGATCCCGCCGCGGTATCCGTTGTTCAGGTTGGAGTAGTAGATCCGCTCGATGTCGGCCTTGGTGTGCGCGGTCTTCTTCATGGCTTTCATCATTTCCTTGGAGGTCTTCTGGCACCAGTGGGAGCACCGGGCTTCATTCTGCAGAGCCTCGCAGAAAAGATCCTGCCGGCCGACCACCAGATTCACAAGCCGGATCAGGCTTTCGGCGGTGTGGTTGGCTCCGTCCACATGGACGTGAATGCCGCAGGAGCTGTTGGCCAGGGCGCCACCTTCGACCAGCTTCCGGACGATGTTCTGCAGGTCTTCGATGTCCTCATACTGCAGGATCGGGCTGACCACTTCGCAGCGGAGATCGGAGGATGTCCGGCCTTCGGGCCTGTCCACGATCCGGCCATTCCGGCGAACCTGCGGCTCGATGGAGATGTCACGCTCGCACTTCCACTTCCGGCCTTTGGTGTCCTTCGCGGTGTAGGTGTCGTATCCATCGTATTCATGGCCAACGCTTTCGGTTCCGAAGTAGGTGGCGATGATCTGCGCGGCGGCGGGGCGGGAGATACCGGTGAGCTCGATTTCGATTCCGAAGTTCTGATTCTGGATGGTGGTCATTGTGGTCTCCTCCTTGATTTTCATGGGATCCAGTGTCTTTCGACAGGATGAGTATAAACCCAGCGGTTTATAATGTCAACCATATTTTTCAACTTTTTAGATTATTTTTGAAAAATATTTTTGACAACGGAAACCGGATGGTTTATAATCGACCCATGGAAGGAGGTGACAGGATTGACGGCACAGCAGATCATTGAAATGGCAGTTGGTTACAGGCACATCAGCAAAGCGGAGCTGGCAAGGCGAATGGGCTGGTCTCCTCAGCTGTTGGGGAAGAGGCTCAAGACGGCGAAGTTTACTATTGATGAATGGGAAGCCCTGGCAAAGGCGCTCGGCGGTGAATTCCAATACGGATTCACCTTCGATGACGGGACGAAGATCGGGCTATGAGAAAACCCCGGAGCGGCAACTCCGGGGCTGAAGGGTTAGGTCTTCACTGGGTGGTCAGGTTCGGTAAATGGATCGCTTCCGTCTCTCACGAGTAGGTCTGACAGATCGCACTCGAGAACGTGGCAGATACGATCCAGCTGCCGGAGGCTGACCCGATCGGTGCATTCGTTGTACAGCTCGTTGATGGTGGCTGCTCGGATCCCGGTCTTCTTCGCCAGCTTTGCCTGTGTCCACCGCTTTTCGCCTAAGCGGATGGAGAGTAAAATCTTGATCATTCGACCATGCTCCTTCCCGCGGATAATACCAGAAAACGGAAGGCTTTGGTGGCTGAGTGGAAGAATATTCCGTTTTCCGGAAGAATATTCCGCATCTGGTAATTTGGAGCACGAAAAAGAGGCCAGTCAATCAAGACTGGTCCCTTTTTTTGCCTATCCGGCAAACGAGATGTCACAGACGAAATATCCCTTGACCATGTAAACGGCTACGGTTCGTCTACGACCACTTTGGTGGAGATAAGAAGAGCTTAGACGAACTTCGCCGCAGTCCTCCGCTCCCTCCTTTCTGCTGAAATCTTCAAGGGCTATCGTGACTTCCCTGTGCTCTTTCTGATAGTTGAAGATCAGCTTCAGGCGCCCGTCATCGAAGACGTAGGCCCGGATCAGGAAGGTATCGATCAGCATCTCCTGATAGGCCCGATCCTCCACGTCTCCATCCCGGAGCATCTCCAGGTACGAGAGGATCATGTCTCTGCTGATCGTGATCTCGTTGTCTGCCTCGAGGATCCGCAGCCGGCGCTCCAGATCCTTGACTTCTTCCTGTCTGGCCTTCAGCCGATCTTTGATCAGGGAGACCATGTCCTCATCCTCGAGGGCATCCAGCAGCTTGTCGCGCTTCCGGGTGGCCTCCTTCAGCTTCGCCCGGACATCCTCCAGCTCTGCGGTATCCCTCTCGCTCTCCAGGTGGGCCATGGCCTGATCGGCCATCCATTCAAGCAGCTCGTCATCATCCAGAAGGTTCCGCATCTCCTGGGTGATCTGCCGCTCGATCTCGTCCCTCCGGACGTTGTGCTTGTGGCAGGCCTTCTCGTACCGCTTCTTCGTGCAGATGTAGTAGTGATACGGCTCATCAGCCTGAGACTTCCCGGAGATGCCGGACATCGGGGAATCGCATTCCCCGCAGTAGAGCTTCCCGGTCAGGAGGTACGTGTCTGCTTTGCATTTTCTCCGCTTCGTCCCGCCTCTGGCATTTGGTTTGGCCTGCACGTGCGCCTGGACGGAATCAAACAGTTCCTTGTCCACGATCGATGGGAACCCTCCTTCGATTCTGGTCTCCTTGTAGGTGTAGACGCCGATGTATCGTTCGTTGGCCAGCAGCTTGTTGAAGGATGACTTATTCCACAGGCCACCGCGTTTGGTGGTGATGCCGCGCCGATTGAGATCCTCAATGATCCGGATCAGCATCTCTCCCTCAGAGACCCTGCGGAAAATCTCCCGGACAGTTTCAGCCTCCTCCGGCACGATCTCTGCATGGCCATCAGCTCCGCGCCGGTACCCGAGCGGGACGGAGCCATTGACGATGGCCTTCTCTGCATTGTCCTTCAGACCGCGGTGGATCTTCTGGCTGAGCTCATCGGAATAATACTGGGCGAAGCCCTCCAGGATCGATTCCATCAGGATGCCGGTCGGATCGTCCGTGATGTGCTCCATGGCCGACAGCACCCGGACGCCGTTCTCCTTCAGCTTCTGCTTGTAGATGGCTGAATCGTATTTATTCCGGGAAAACCTGTCGAGAGAGTACACAATCACGAACTGGAAGTCCTGCCTGGCTGAATCCCGGATCATCCGCAGGAAGTCAGGCCGCTTGTCGGTCTTCCCGGTCAGGGCTCGGTCCGCGTAGATCCGGATGACTTCCATCCGCTGCTCCCTGGCGTACTGCTCGCAGGCCTTCACCTGCTGATCGATGCTGGCATCCCTCTGGTTGTCGGAGGAATACCGGGCATAAATGACGGCTCTGTCCATTACTTTCCTCGCTTTTCACAGAAGAGCTTTGCCTGCTCCGTGCAGGTGGCCGTGAAGTGATAGGTTTCATCAGACAGCATTTCGAACCCGAAAGAGCTGAAGGTGCAGAAGATGTTGTACCGCTTTCCTTTTCCGGTCGGATACATACCGAAGTCGAGCATCTTTCCATCAGCAAAGTCGTACTCGCTGAAAGAGATGATGGCCATCCTTCCGTCATCCAGCTGAAAGTCGATGCCGTATCCTTTGACATCCAAGAGCGTCCCTGTGATCAGAAACGGCATGCCTGCGTATTGCTTCCCATCATCACGGTCTTTGATCACCGGAACAACGGTGTACGCATCCAGAGCGTATTCACCTTCCCATCCCTTGTCAGGATAGATCGGCAGTCCATTCGTGATGACAGTCTCTATAGCGTTCAGCCTTTTCGTCTTATCCATCAGCGCATCGAACTCCGCATCCAGTTCCTCAAAGGAATTCTCTGCAGCTGCGTAGTGTGTCCCGAGCAGCACTGCCACAACCAATAGTATGGCAATTACGGATTTCCGCATATCCTTACTCCCTTCGGAATAATCTTCCAAAACCCTGAAAAATCTTACGTTTTGGGGTATAATCTTCCTTACCTCGCCGGCCTGGAATAATTGCAGAGGTGAATAAAAATGACGGTCAAAGAAGCTCAGGAAATCTATGAAAAACTCAAAGCTCTGGATGCCGAAACAAGGCGGTGGTTAATCACCGCCCTGTCCCAGATTCCAGAAACTGAAGAAACGCTTTCAGCTGATCTTTCCGCTTCTGATCCAGAGCATCGTATCGCTCAATGAGTCTCGCGTGCTCGTCATCCATCTGGGTGACGGGCTCTTTATTGCGAGAGGGTGTTTTGTCATCTGACCACCCCATCAGGTAGGCAGGATTCACATCAAGTGCAACCGACATGGCCTGGATGACATTGATGGGAATGTTCCCGATCTCGTCCTTCTCGTACCGGTAGATCGTGGCCCGGTCTTTCCCGATGATCCTGGCCAGATCGTCCGCGCTTAGCCCGAGCTCTTCTCTGCACTCTTTGATCCTGTCCGCGACCTTTGACAACTTTTTTCACCCCCTTCCGATGCCTTATTCTATCATGCCTTTCGCAAATATGCAACAGCTTTTTAGCGCATTTTCGTAAAAAAATCGCCCACGATGCAAAAAAAGTTGTTGACAAGGCGAAAAAACGGGAGTATGCTTTAGCCAGTCGCATGGGATGCGAAACCGGAAAGGAGGTGAATAAAGACCATGTTCGTCAACGTGGATAAGATTCATGGGAGAATCAGAGAGCTGAAAACGAACGTTGTGGAAGTGGCCGGAAAGATGGGCATTGACAAGTCTACGCTGTATCGGAAACTGGCAAACAACGGAGCTGGGCTGACTGTGAAGGACGCTCAGCAGCTGGTGGATATCCTCCAGCTGACGGACGAAGAAGCTCTGCTGATTTTTTTTGCCCGCGAAGTCGCATGACATGCGACAGGAAGGAACGAAGATGAAAACAGATGTCGGTCAGATCCCGGAGGAAACCGGGAAACGGCTCGGCCAGTGCATCATCTCCGGCCTGCGGGAGTATCTGAAGCAGCCTGGGGCCAGAGAAGCGCTGGAGGCCAGAACGAAAGCCAGGAACGAAAGGAGGAAAGCAGGATGCGGGAATACCTGATGGCGGTCTGCCAGGAGGCAGAGAGGCGCCGGGAACGCCGGGCGAAGATCCGGGACGAAGTGCTCATGGTGCTGTGCATGTTCGCCTTCGCCGGACTGTGGATTGCGGGGTGGATCGTGTGGTGAAGACGCATTACCGGAAGTTCAAGGGCTACCGCAGGTACCCTGGTCCAGGAGGCCGGCCGGTGTACTACGTGGAGATGACTCCGGAGGAAGTCGCGGGGCGCCGATCACTGATCTGCTTCATCTGCGCGGTGACTGCTGTGCTGGGAGGTGGCGTGCTGTGGCTTATGAGCATGATCTGATGCCGGACTTCCAGATGCGCTGGGTGGTCATGATCGGAGAGCTCTACATCGCTGGCCTGGGCCGGACGTATGAGGGGTACCACAAGGGAGACCGCGTCCCGATCGTCCCCGGATACGTGATCACGAAGCTGTCCAGTCACGCGATGGAGTTCACCAGCCGGAGAGAAGCCTTCTGCCTGGCAGAAAGCATCGGAGGGAGGGCGATACGGACAAACTAAAGGAGCCGCCCCTGCTGCAACAGGAACGGCCCCAGACACAAAGTAACCACGACCATTCTACAGAAAGGAGGCTGAAAATGCAAGATCTGCCAGACGCGCCCTGGATCCGTGAAGCGGAAATGAACGGCATGCCGCCCTACGGGGACGATCCGGAGCCGGTGTGTCCGATCTGCGGAAGAGAGTGCGAAACCATCTACACAGACCTGTCGGATATGGAAATTGGATGCGACAAATGCATCCGGACAGTGGATGCCTACGAATGGGCACAGCAACATGAGGAGGAATGAAAATGATTCAGCACGGTTACGAACTTGATTTCAGCAAACAGACCTTCGGCGTGATCCTCTACGGAGCGCCCGGAATTGGAAAGACCACCCTCGCCCTGAGCGATGGAAACATGGGAGCAGATACACTCCTGATCGACCTGGAGCACGGCGTAGGCCGGACAAATCCGATGCATCGGATGAACGCCAACGTTCTGAATGCCAGCACCTATGAAGAAGTGCTGAAGGATCTGGAAACGGATCAGGCCAAGGCCGCGAAGACCATTGTCATCGATACGGCCGGCAGTCTGGTGGATTATTTGAAAGACTGGGCCATGCGGACCAAGAATGACGCGAAGACCAAAACCGGACAGTTCAACGGTCTGAAGGGCTTCGGATACGTAAAGAGCGAGATGGAGAGCTTCGTCAGCAAGATCAAGACTGTCATGAACAAGAACGTGATCTTCATCTTCCACTGCGATGAGAAGCAGAACAATGACGGCAGCACCGTCCAGCGGCTCCGGTGCGAGGGCTCTTTCCGGAACACGGTATGGACCGGCATCGACTTCGGCGCCTACATCCAGATGATCGGCAACAAACGGTATGCCTGCTTCTCTCCGGAGGATGAATTCTTCGCCAAGGGATGCCATGGCATCCAGGGCCACATCGAAATCCCGAAGCTGGACGCTGGCGTTCCGAACGACTTCATGGCCAAGCTGTTTGAAAGCGCCCGGAAGAACATGATCGAAGAGAACAACGCCGTGGCCGGCCAGATGGAGCTGTACAAGACCACCATCGCCACCGTGAAGGAGATGCTGGAAGGCGTGACCGATCAGGACAGCGCCAACGCCTGCCTCAAGACCATCGGCAGCATGGATCACGCGCTGACCAGCAAGAAGGAAGCCGGCGCGATGCTGAATGCAAAGTGCAAGAGTCTGGGCCTGCGGTTCGATGTGGTGACCAGGGCCTACGTTCCGGCAGGTGATGGACAGTGAAGCTGAAGATCACCAAAACGCTGATCGAGAGCTGGGCCTACACCTTCAACTGCTTCGAGGGCTATGAGGAAGACGCCTACAACGATTTCCTCAAGACGCTGAACCGGGAAGGCATCGAACCGACAGACGCCATTAAGGCCGGCTGGGAGTTTGAAAACCTGTGCTACCGCATCGCCAATGGTGAGCAGGTGGTCAATGAGGTTCTGCTGGACTCGGTGAATCCGGTTACCGGCGAAGTCCACGAAACCCGGGAGTATCCCCGGTTCTACGATGGGGCCAAGAAGGTGGCAGACATTATCACGGGAGCGCAGTTCCAGGTGCCTGTGAGCTGTGATCTGCAGGTAGCTGGCCAGGACTTCTGGCTGTACGGGATCTGCGATGCGGTAAAAGCCGGCGTGATCTACGATGTGAAATTCCGGATGAAGAGCCTGGGCTCGGACGATGTGTACGGCAAGTATCTGGACTGCTCCCAGCATCCGCTCTATCTGAAGGCGCTGCCGGAGGCCTTCCGGTTCGAGTATCTGGTCAGCGATGGTACGGACCTGTATGTGGAAAAGTACAACCGGCAGAACAGCAAGCCCATTGAGGAACACATCATGAACTTCTGGGCATGGCTGCACACGAAGCCGGAGCTGATGAAGATCTATCAGGAAAAGTGGGTGGTCGAATGAAGGCCAGGTTGGGTGAGATGTACCGCAGCCGGGACGGAACCGGCTGGGTGATCACCATCATCACCCAGGAACGGATAGACGGAGATCGGTTCGATGAGCTGGCCAAGCACGACTGTGAGATCGAGATCAAGCGGTACCGGGAGAAGCGGAGCAAGAACGCAAACGCCTACTTCCACGTGCTGGTGAACAAGATCGCAGCTGAGACTCCGGAAACAGAGGATCAAGTGAAGGCCAGGCTGATCACCAGCTACGGACCACTGGCCAGAACATCCGATGGAAAGTATCTGATGTTCATCCTGCCACGGGACGTGGACGCAACGGACTATTACAAATACGCCGTCCTGTATGACCAGCGCGAGGTAAACGGCGTGACCTGCAACATGTGGAAGGTCTACAAAGACAGCCACAAGATGGACACCAAGGAGATGGCCCGATTGATAGACGGCGCGATCCAGGAGGCCAAGGCGCTGGGAATCGAAACAGAGACGCCGGAGCAGCTGAAGAGAATGCAGGAACAGTGGGCCGAATACGAAGCAGCTCACCCAAGGAAAGAGGGCTGACGGATGGCTGAATCCATTCTGCAGGCTGAGAAGGAATGCTGGTTCTGCGGGGCCAGGGCCGGGCTGGAAAGCCATCACATTTTCGCCGGAGTGGCCAACAGGCCGATCAGCGAGAAGTACGGCCTCAAAGTCTGGCTCTGTCACCGGCACCACACCGGAGACGGCGGCGCCCAGTACGATCCGGAGAAGAGCCTGCAGCTGAAGCAGGAAGCCCAGAAGGCATTTGAAAGGATCCATGGCCATGAGCTGTGGATGAAGACAATCAGGAAGAACTACCTGTGAAAGGAGATTGAAATGAGCAACATCAAGCGCGGGTATCCGAACCCGAACTACACCGAGGAAGACATCCTGACCGGAAAGGTCACGGAGGAAAACTTCCTGGAGCTGGATCCCGGACTGGTGACGGTCGAGGCCGATCACTACGAGGAGCTGGTCAGCAAGGCCGCGGCCCTGGATATCCTGACGGCCGACATTAAGAGCCTGATCGACAGCGGAGAAAGCGGCTACGGTCTGATCAATGATTCTCTGGTCCTGGCTGTGACCGGGATGGGCGCCTATCAGCGCAAGAAGAAGATGGAGGGAATGAAGGATGGAGAGGCTTGAGATTATCGGGAACCTGACCGCTGATCCGGAGATGCGGACCACGCAGAGCGGATCCACGGTCTGCAGCTTCACGGTGGCGGTGAATCAGCCGCCGACCAAGGCCCAGCGCGACAGCGGACAGCAGCCCCCGGCGAAATTCTTCCGGGTCAGTGCCTGGGAGACGCTGGGAGACAACTGCCAGAAGTATCTGGCCAAAGGCCGGAAGGTGTTTGTGGCCGGAACGATCCGGGCCAATGCCTACATGGGAAGCCAGGACAACAAGCCCCACGCCAGTCTGGAGATGACGGCTCAGAGCGTTGAGTTCTTGACGCCCAGAGGCGATCAGGGAGACGCGCCGGCAGCAGGACAAGGGAACACTGCTCCCGCTGCGCAGGCCGGTTATACGGCCCCTCAGGCGGCTCCTGCGGCGCCTTCCGGATTCACGGCGGTGGAAACGGATGATCTTCCGTTCTGATGAACATGGGGCCGGTACCCACTCCGGCCCCTCCGAAAGGAAGTGAGTGCGGATGGCATCCGAGGTGAAATGGATCAAGATCGTAACAGACATATTCGATGACGAAAAGATCCTGCTCATCGAGTCCATGCCGGACGCTGATGCAATCATCGTGATCTGGTTCAAGCTCCTGTGCCTGGCCGGAAAGTCCAATCAGAGCGGCGTGCTCCTGATGAATGACCGGATTCCCTACAACGATGAGATGCTGGCGCACATTTTCCGGAGACCGTTGAACACCGTGCGCATGGCGCTGAAGATCTTCGAGCAGTACGGAATGATTGAGATCATCAATAATACGATCACCATTCCAAACTGGGGAAAGCACCAGCAGATGGACGCGCTGGAACGGAAGCGTGAATACCAGCGGAACCTGATGGCGAAACGGAGGGCAGAACAGAAAAAGTTAGCTCTCTGTGATGCTAACAGTGATGCTAACGTTAGCTCCCTAGAAGAAGATATAGAAGAAGATAAAGAGATATTAACAGACTCTAAAGAGTCTGTTTGTCGGACGGGAGACGTCCGACGCATTACGGAAGCATGGAATGCACTGGGTCTTGGACAGATTTCGAAGCTGACAGGATCCTCGAAGCGGGGTGGGATGCTCCGGGCCAGGGTGAACGAGTACGGCGCGGACGCGGTTCTGACCGCTATTGAGAAGATCCGGAACAGTTCCTTCCTGCGGGGCCAGAACCGGCGAGGATGGACAATCACCTTTGACTGGTTCGTGAGGCCGAATAACTTCCCGAAGGTTCTGGAGGGCCAATACGATGACCACGAAGGAACGGCCAGCGGGTACGACCGCAGAGAAGGCGTAGATTTCACCAAGATCCTTGGAGGTGACGATGAGTGACGGCAAAGGAAACCGGAATATTTCTGAACGAGCTGGCGGCGCTGTACCCGAACGTGATCCGGAAGGACAGCGATCTGAAGCTGATGGCCAACATGTGGAACGAGGCGCTGCAGGACTACGGATACGAAGAGATCCACAACGCGCTGCAGGCTTACTTCCGGAATGATTCGAGGGGCTATGTGCCCACGGCCGGACAGCTGATCGAGCTGGCCAGACCGCGAAGCTCCCTGACGCCTTCCAGCGATCACGAATTCTGGGGCTGGGGGTGATTGAGTGAGTGAGATGCAGTTTGCAGACCATTTCGCCTATAGCAATACGGATTCAGAAATGTCTGTGCTTGGAGCTGCGATGCAGGACGCGAAGGCGCTGAAGCTGGTAATTGAGATGGCTCCGGAGGAATTCACACTGCCGGAACACAGGCTGATTCTGATGGCCATGAAGAGCCTGGCAGAAGACGGAAAGCCGGTTGATCTGGTCACTATGCACGATCAGCTGAGCGCAGGAAAGAAGATCGACATCATTGGAGGCGTTGCCTACCTGATGAGGCTGATCAGTTTTACCCCGACCACGGCCAACGTGAAAACACACATCGGCATCGTCCGGGAATGCTCAGCCAGGCGGCAGCTGAAATCCATCGGAGAAGCGCTGATCAACGCCAGTGGAGACAAGGAACGGAAGATCGATGAGATCCGGGAGAAAGCGGCTCTGACCATCCGGGATGTGAAGGCCGGCGAAACCGTGAAGCTGATCAGCCAGGAAGAAGCGCTCATGATGACCTATGAGAAAATGGATGAAGCCCAGAAGCGTGAAGGCAAGCCGAACGACCGGATCATGACCGGAATCCGGGGGCTGGATAAGCGGACCGGAGGACTGGCCGGCAGCAAGCTGGTGGTGATCGGCGCGAGGCCATCCGTGGGTAAATCCATCTTCGCAATGTCGATCTGCATGAACGCTGCGAAGGCCGGAAAGCGCGTGCTGTATGTGAGCCTGGAGATGGAAGCAGATGAAATCATGGAACGTGAATTCGCCGCGGCCAGTCTGGTGCCTCTGACAGAAATCACGAGCAATGAGATCCAGGAAGAAAGCTGGATGAAGCTGGCACAGTCCATCGGGTATCTGGCCAGTCAGCAGATTTTCTACTGCACCGAAGCGGACACCGTGGAGGACATCCGGAAAGCGGCCTTCTTCCTCTTCGAGAACGGCGGGATCGATCTGATCTGTGTGGACTACATCCAGCTGATGGAAGCCACCTACGCGAGGAAGCAGAACCGGCAGGAGCAGGTCGCGGAGATCAGCCGGGGGCTGAAGAAGCTGGCCCAGGAGATGAAGATCCCGATCATTGCCCTTTCCCAGCTGAACCGGAGCAGTGAAAAGACGCAGACCGGCCGGCGCGTGAAAAGAGCGCCCACCATGAGCGAAGCCCGGGAATCTGGTGCGATTGAACAGGACGCCAACATTTTCATCCTGCTGCACGATCCGGATGTGGACGAGCTGGAAGGTGATGAGCTGAAGCGGACGTTCAAGAACCTGAAAGACCGGGGTATGAAGCTGATCCACGTCAACGTGGACAAGAACCGCCAGGGCAAGAAGGGATGGTTCTATGTGGCCTTCGATGGAGATCACATGCGGTTCCTCTCCCTGAGCAAGGAGGATCCCAATGAGCCGGAGCAAGGCTGAGAAGCTGGAATTCGCCAAAGCCTGTGAAAGGATCGAAAAGCGCGGCGGTGATGTGCTGGCCTACGTGGAGCGGGAGTATCCCAGCTATACGCCACGGGCCACATGGTACATGCTGCAGCGCGAGTATCTGAACCGGAAGCAGCTGACCGAAGGCAGACCCAAAGAGAACCGAGGTGAGAAAGACATGGGAAAAATGATGGACATGGCCAACGAGGTCATGGATGCCTACGCCAGGGGCGAAAACATCTACGACTGGCTGGAAGCGCACGGATACGCCAATGCGAGCAGCACGTGGTTCCAGCTGAAGCAGGCCGCGAAGAAGAACGATCCGGAGCTGTACGCCCGGATGTGTGAAGCCCGGATGGATCGGAGGAAGCCGAAGGAATCGAAGCCGGAGGTGATTCCGCGGGAGCCTGAGGAAAAGCCGAAGGAAATCCCGGCTCCAGGCGAAGCTCTGCCGGTGACGGTGCGCGGAAAGCGGATCACGACCTGTTGCGCGCCGGCCAGGGAAAGCGGCGTGACTGTGCCGGATGAAATCCCGGAGGAAACAAAGAAGGATGATGCCTTCAAGAAGGTTGCGGAGGCCATGAAGAAAGTGGTTTGTACCGGAAAAACTGACCCGGAGCCCATGGAGATTGTCGGCGTACGGAGCCGGGTGAAGGGCTACTACATGAAGGCTGAAGTCAATCCGGCGCTGGTAGATGGAAACAGATACGTGCACCTGATCTGGCGGGATCTGGTCACCCGGGAAGAGCGGTCCATCGGGCTGTCGGTGGAGGATTGGAAGAAGCTGGCCGAGGAGATCCCTCAGGCGATGAAACAGCTTGGATTCTGAACGAAATCACAGGATTTCATGCAAATACAGATTAACGAAAAGGAGACGAAAAAAGATGGAGATCATGAAAAAGAAGCCGACCAAGATCACTGTCGGAGACCTGGAGCTGTGGACAGCTCCCTTCGGAACGAACAAGGCCACGATCACGGCCGTAGAGGGCGGGGCGAAGGTAGTTCTTAGGAACCTGCACACGAAGCTGCCGGATGTGTTCGAGCTCTTTGTGGACGATGAGGATTTCTGCGAAGAGGACATGGACGGCGCCTTCTCCGTCATCGTGGATCCGGAGGTGGTCACGCTGTCGATCACTCCAGGCGAGGGAAAGTTCGGTTTTTCTGTGGCCCGGGAGTGCAACGGGGACTGCGAGCACTGCGAGTATAACGACTGCAAGGATCGGGAGGAGGAAACGAACGGATGAATGAGATCATGATGATCCCGATTGACCAGCTGAGACACCATCCGGAGAATCCCCGGCTTGACCTGGGAGACCTGACGGAGCTGACAGCCAGCATTAAGGCCAACGGGATTCTGCAGAACCTGACCGTGGTCTTCGCGGATCCGGATCAGCTGAGCCCGGAAGACCAGAAGTCCGGCTACCATCTGATGTGGGTGGTCATCGGAAACCGGCGTCTGGAAGCGGCGAAGGCTGCTGGGTTGACGGAGCTGCCCTGCTCCATCAGGGAGATGGATCATCAGGAGCAGATCGCGACCATGCTGCAGGAGAACATGCAGCGCACGGATCTGACGGTCTACGAGCAGGCCAAGGGCATTCAGATGATGATGGATCTGGGCTTCGATAAGGATCAGATCGCGGAGCGGACGGGCTTCAGCAAGAGCACGATTGAGCGCCGGCTTGCGGTGGCTACGCTGCCGGAGAAGGAAGCGAAGCAGGCCGTGGAGCTGGGATATGATCTGCTCGACCTGGTAGAGATCAGCAAGATCGAGAACAAGAAAGTGCAGAAGAAGCTGCTGAGCAATCTCAATAGGGTTACTGACGGAACAGAGAGCCGCGTGGACCGCAGCTCCGTGCGTCAGCAGATCAACATTGCCAGGCGCGAGGAGGAGCGGGAGCGGGAGAAGAAACGCCTGCTGCCGGAGGTTCAGAAGTTCGCAACCGAGATGACGGAGAGCCAGTCTAACGGCCGGTACGGGAGCAGCTGGGAGCACCTGAACAAGTATGACGTGAAGCTGGAGCCGGAAGCTGTCGTTAAGGTCCCGAAGGAAGAGGGCAAGTATTACTACTACGAAAGCTGGGGCACCATCGAAATCTGGCAGAAGGCCAAGCGGGAAAAGCACGTGAAGTCTGATGCGGAGATCGCGCTGGAGAAGAAGCAGCACGAAGCCAAGGAGCTGAATGCCCGGATGAAGGAAAACCGGATTGCATTCTGCGCCAGCTGGAAGCCCACCAGGACGCAGGAAACCGCGCTGAAAGCGAAGCTCTGGCAGTACGTGTTCGACAATGTCAGCTCATACGATAACGGCGGCTTCCAGATCACCTACCACAACTGGGATAACTCCCGCTTCCGGCAGCTGTGCGGAATGCCGAAGGAAGAAGGCCGGGACAAGAATGAGACGATCTACGCAGAGCTGGCCCGGAGAGGAATCCCGATGGGCCGGGCGATCCTGGCATGGATCCTCTGCGGCGGTGTCAGAAGCGATGAGCGGAAGGGCTACGCCAGCGAGTACAACGGGAGCTACACAAAGGATGAGGACATGGACAAGGTCTACAGCATCCTGATCGACAACGGCTACCAGCTCAGTGAGGAAGAGCAGCAGTGGAAGGATGGAACTCATTCGATCTATCCGAAGCGGGAGGCCCCTGAGGATAAACCGGAGGAAGAGCCCGAAGCGGAGGATCCGGAGGAAGAACCGGAAGAGGAAGAATGAGCGCCGGCACGGTCCGGGGAGCAGACGCCCGGGAATTCGTCAAAGCCTTCAACGGCATCTGCAACTGGAACGGCACGTGGGAGCGCTGGAATGACATGGTGAACCTGTTCGCCATCGAGATCGCAAATGCCGTTGATCTGAACAACCGGCCAAAGCGCGAGGAAGAGTACATCCGGATCCGGAAGCGGTACGCGGAGGATGAATTCAAAAGATTCGGCGCACTGTTCCGGATCCTCGTGGAAAGCCTGGAGCGGAATCCGTTCCAGGACTTCCTCGGGGCAATGTACATGGAGCTGGACATGGGAAGCAAGGCCCACGGGCAGTGCTTCACTCCCTTCGGAGTATGCCAGGCGATGGCATCCATGGTCATGCCGGAGGAACACGTAAGGCGGCAGCTGGATGAGCACGGATGGATCAGCATCAATGACTGCGCCTGCGGGGCCGGAGCTACGCTGATCGCGGCAGCTGAACGGCTCCACCAGATGGGCATCAATTATCAGCAGACGGCGCTGTTTGTGGCCGGAGACATCGACAACACGGTGGCCATGATGTGCTACATCCAGCTGAGCCTGCTGGGATGCGCGGGACGGATCCGGATCGGAGACGCGCTGCTGGAACCGGAAACGGGGCCAATCCTGACCGGCGAAGGCGGGAGCCGTACCTGGTATCTGCCGATGTTCTACTCCACGGTCTGGTCTGGGCGCGTATTCGCCTGGCACATGGATCACCTTCTGCAGGGCATCCAGCAGGGCCGTCCGGAGCCTCCGGCAGAGATTCCGAAGGAGATCAAAGCCGAGGCCGAGGCGGCGCCAGAAGGGCCCAAAGCGGATCAAAGAGGGCCAAAAGCGTATCAGGAACAGGAAAACACTTCCGCTTTTTCGGTAAAAGCGGCGCAGAAGACCAAAAGAGGAATGAGCGAGGGTCAGCTGATGTTTGACCTGACAGGAGTGTGAACATGGAAAAGAGACTGTCGATGACCATTATTCCGAAGCCGAAGGAACGCCCGAGGGCCGCTGTGATCGGAGGGCATGCTCGGATCTTCACGCCGAAGACCACGGAGGCCTACGAGAAGGAAATCCGGGCGGCATGGATCCGGCAGAACGGAGACAAGCCGGAGGCCGGACCGCTGAGAGTTCGGGTCTACTTCGGGCTTCCGATCCCGAAGAGCGAGACGAAGGCCAACAAGCTGCAGATGGTGCTGCGGAAGGTCTTCCCGATCAAGCGGCCGGATCTGGACAACCTGGTGAAGGCGGTGCTGGACGCACTGAACGGAGTGGCTTACTCCGATGACTGCCAGATCGTGACGATGCTGAGCAAGAAAAACTACGCGGAGGCCCCTTACGTGAAGGTGATCCTGTCCGAAGAGAAACCGAAGGAGGACGAAGACGATGGAAAAGTGCCGTAAATGCTACCGGTGTGCGGAGGATCCGAAGGCGCTGAAGGAAATGGGGCTGGAGCCGCAGGAGGATGACTTCCCCTTCCTGGACTCCTTCGAGCGGTTCCTGCACAGGCCGGCCCCGAGGCCGAATGTGCCGGTGGTTTGCGTGGCCTTCGACCGGCACGTGAGCCATGACGGATGCGAGCTTTTCCGGAGTCAGAGGAGGCATGAATTCGATATGAGACTGAATCATCTGAAGATCAGGCTGTCGTGGAAGTGGCGCACGGTGCGCAGCTTCTTCGGGCGGTTCCGGAAGCCGCGGGAAATCGTCTGGGAGGAATCCTACAGCGGCATGGTGCCGACCTGCCCCAGATGTCACGACTTCGTGTACTACCAGGACAAATGCTGCTTCTGCGGCCAGCGGTTCCTGCCCGGCGCGGAAACGGTCGGCAAGGTGCTGGACAATGCCGAGTGAGAAGAAATACCGGTACCAGCTGGAAGCGTACTGGGCCGGAGCATGGCGAAGGCTCTGGGGATCCGACAAGCGCCTGGATCTGGATGAATATATCGCCAGCTGTAAGGACCCGTCAGTGCAATTCCGGGTGATCGATACAAGGGAGGAAGAGGTGATGAATCGTGGAAGACGCCATAAGCCGTGAAGAGATGAAATACCGCCTGCGCCAGATCCGATCCAGGACAACCCAGTGGAAGCAGAGCTCCTTCCGCGCAGGATTTCTGGAAGCGATCGATCACGCAGCCAGCGCGGTCGAAAGCTGCAGGCAGGTGGAAGGCGTAATCGTCACCCGGTGCAAAGAGTGCAGGCACGCAACGGACCGACACTCCACCCTGCCGTACTGCACGATCCACAACAAGCACAAGGACCCGAACGACTACTGCAACTTTGGAGACCCGGACGAAATTTGAAAGGAGACAGAAAGCAATGGGAACTCAGGTATTACCGATCAGTATGGGAAGCTCTACGCTCAGTGACATGAAGGCCGATCTGACGGCGGCGCTGCAGAAGTGCCTGACGGAGATGGAGAAGGCCGAAAGCGATACCGGCAAAGTGACGCTGAGCGTCTCTATCACCAAGGATAAGGTGCCGGTGACCACGGAGAAGGATTACCGGGAGGCCATCGTGCCGAAGATCAAGTGGAAGGCCGAAAGCAACGTCCCCATGAAGAGCAGCTATGACGGCGAGTTCGGCGGCGATTATGAGCTGACGAAGGAAAACGGCGCCTACTGCATGAAGCCGATCAGCGGCCAGACTTCCATGTTTGACGTGGATGAAGAAGAGGACGAAGAAGAAGACGAAGACGAATGATCTTCGCGGCGAATAGCGCCGGCATCCGGAGGTGAGAAGCGAGCATGACCATGAAGGAGCTTTATCAGCTGCACTATCTGACAAAGCTGATCGAGCGGGACGCTATGGAGATCAGGCGCATCGAGGAAAGCCTGGGCCTTAAGTCTCCTTCTCTCTCCGGCATGCCTCATGCGCCCGGTGCCCACGATAAGCTCGGGGAAGGCGTCCCCGAGCTCGTGGACCGGAAGAATGAGCTGGAAGAGCGCAAAAAGCAGATGACGGAGGTTCGGAACAGGCTCCGGGATTATGTGGAGAGTGTTCCGGACCTGCACGTCCGGCTGATCATGCAGGCGCGGTTCGTGGATCTGATGAGCTGGCAGGAAACGGCAGACTATGCCGGAGGAAAGAACAGCGAAGCCTCCGTCCGGATGCTGGTGAAAAGATACCTGGAGAAGGAAGAGGCCGAGCAGAGAAAGGAGGAAAACGGAAATGGGCATCCTGGATAAGATGCGGCCCTGCAGATTCTTCCGGGAGGTGAAGATGCCGAACGGGAAATGGAAATGCAGGTGCCAGTTTGACGGCTCGATCCGGAATCACTGCCGGGCGTCCTGCCCTCACTTCACGCCGACCATCTGGTGGAAGCTCCGGCTGAGGAGGGATCGGAAATGATATGGCTGTGGATCGTGCTTGCGGTGCTGTTTATCGCCTGGATCATTAAGACCATGTGACGGAGGATCCGGATATGGAGGAAGAGATTGTCAAGGTGAAGGAACAGCGCGGCGCCTACGGAACCTGCGCCATCTGCGGAGCGCACAAGCGGAATCTGAAGGTGACCGCCCTGACGGATTTTATTGGGTGGGCCTGCGATGAATGCAGGGAGCAGCTGTGGCATAGTTCGCCGAGGCTCTACTGCCCGACATTTGAACAGACTGAACCAAGCGAGTAAAGGAGACTGAAAGCCATGGATACCGAAGCGATCCTGATTGTGGAGAACTACGCAGCGGAGCATCTGGACAGAAGCGATCCGGATGTTGAGTTTGAGACGTATATCGTCTGGAAATGCAAGGCGCTGCAGAACTGGAAGTACCTGATCAGCACGTCCCTGAATGACGGCATGTACTACGAGCTGACCTTCAACGGGGACAAGAAGGAATGGTACCTGGACGCCTACAAGAAATTCGAGAACCGCAGGATCCCTGCGATGTTCAAGTAAGGAGGACAGTATGGGAATGAGAACATCCACCTGCCGAGGATGCGGCGCGGAAATCGGGTTCATCAAGACCGTGGCCGGAAAGACGATCCCGGTCAATCCGGAAGAAGTTGCCTATGAGCAGAAGGCCGGAGGCAGTCTGAAGATCGTGACGCCGAACGGTGAAGTGCTTTCGGCCGAACGGCCTGCAGATCCGCAGAAGGCAACCGGGATCGGCTATATCAGCCACTTTGCCACCTGCCCCGCGTCCGACAGCTTCCGGAAGCCCCGGAAGAGTGACAGAAAGAAGGGCTGACCATGGCAGATGCGGACCGGTGCGTATGCTGCGGAGAGATCATCCCGGAGGGCCGGCACATCTGCGAGGCCTGCCGGGAAGCGTTCTGGAATGACCGGAAGACGCCGACAGCCCCTATCCGGGAAAGCATGGTGATCGGATATCGGTACCGGTGCCGTCAGTGCGGTGAAGAGCTCCGCTGGCTTACGGATCTGTTCTGTCCGCACTGTGGCCAGAGCCAGAACTGGAAAGAGGTGAAGTGAATGGAAGAGCTGAAACTGCCGCCGAATGAGGCAGAAGGAACGAACGCCCTGGAGACCATGAAGGAGATGCAGGAAGCTGCCAATGCGCGGCTCTCCGCGGCTCTGAAGAATGTGCCGAAGGACATGCTGAACGACCAGTGGAAGCGCGGCGGCTGGTGCAATATGTGCCGCAGGAAGGACTACTGCAAGACCCAGTGCCGGGCCAACAAGATGTATGCCTCGGCCCGGATCCGGGAGTACCTGCGGAGGCGTAGCCGGATCCCACAGATCGAAGCCGCCTTAGGCGTGGAACAGAAATGATGATTCCTCCGGATTAAGGCTCTGCGGGACAGGCCATCCGGAGATAAAGCAAAGGAGACGAAAGATGTTTGCTGAATGGAGAGACCCGAAGAAACTGCCGCCACCAGTTGGCCAACCGCTGCATGTCACGATCCACCGGGACTGGCAGAAGCACAATGAGACCTTGGCCACGGTCTGCTATTATCTCAAGGATCCTCGGGACGGACAGTATCATTACTTTGAAGCCGGTGATCTGCAGAACGGTCTGATTGGTCCGGAAAGTGTCCAGGTTGTTGCTTGGGATTACTGGCCCGAACCTTTGTTCCCCGGAGATGCTTACGCGCCGTAACAGGCTGAGAGATGAAAGGAGACGAAACCCATGAAGATTATTAATGCAGGTTATGAAATCATCCGGCCCCATATGGATGGGCCGGATGCCAGGGATGCGATCTATCAGCTGATTGAGCAGGCCGGAAGAACCTGCTACAAGAGCGAGGATAAGATTACGCCGGAAAGCGCAGCTAAGTTTGTGACCAGCATCGTGAAACGCGGCCATGAGGCCATGCTGGAGCATGCCTCCATGACCGTGAAGTTCATCGTGGACCGGGGCGTATCCCATGAGCTGGTGCGGCACCGGCTTTTCTCTTTTGCTCAGGAGAGCACCCGGTATTGCAATTACTCAGCAGATAAATTCGGGAAAGAGATTACGGTCATTAGGCCCTGCTTTTTGCCGAATAACGATGTTGTGAGAGATGTATGGGAAACTGCTGCAGAGCATGCTGAGGATGCTTACTTCTGGCTCTTGGAACATGGAATGACTCCGCAGGAGGCCAGGAGCGTATTGCCTAACTGTCTGAAGACAGAAGTGGTTGTCACCGGGAACATGAGGGAATGGCGTCACTTCTTCCGGTTGAGAGCCGCAGGCGAAACAGGCGCCCCGCATCCGCAGATGGCAGAGGTGGCGATCCCGCTGTTCAAGGAAGTCCGGGACTACATGCCGGAGCTGTTCGGAGACATCAAACTGCAGGAGGAGGATCCGGATGACAAGAGAAGCCAGGGATAAATGGAATCGCGAACGCCGATGCTGCGGAGCCTGTAAGCACTGGCACAGGTGGGATGATGATTCTCCTGATGAGCTATGCCGTGGAGACTGTGACAAGATCGAAGCCGGCACGGAGTATGCCATCTCGGAGGACGGAAAAACGGTATTCACCTTTGATGGGTACGCCTTCGAGGATGAGTGCTATGACGAATGCCTGCATTGCTTTGAGGAAAGAAGGTGAAAGCATGAGTGAAAAGATCAAATGCCCATTCTGTGGCCATGAAGCAGATGAGCAGTATAACGAGCGTGATGGCCTGTACTGGTTCCATTGTTCAAACTGCTATGCTACTTCTCCGGCATGTCCTACGAAGGATGAAGCGATCCGGAGGGCATCCCAAAAGGGTGATGCAGTAAACCATCCGTCCCATTACAATCGCGGAAAGATCGAATGCATTGACTACATTCAGGATCAGCAGCTGAATTTCTGCCGGGGGAACGCGATCAAATACATCGTGAGAGCTGGCATGAAAGATCCGGATAAGGAAATCGAGGATCTGAAAAAGGCGATCTTCTACATCCAGCAGGAAATCAATGACATCGAAAAGCGGCAGGAGGTGATGGAAAATGACAGAGATCCTGATGAGCATCCAGCCCCAGTGGGTGGAGAAAATCCTGGATCTTCGGAAACGCTGGGAACTTCGGACAACTGAGCCGAAGTTCGCACCGCCCTTCAAGGTGTTCATCTACCAGACTGGCAACGGTGGCGTCATTGGTGAATTCATCTGCGATCAGATTGATTATGAATTTCCGGATGATATCACAAAGGAATGGCTCAAAGATACCTGCGTACCGCTGGAAGATGCAAAGGCATACGCTGGCGGTAAGATGCTTTATAAGTGGCGTATCCGGAGCCTTATTGTCTACAAGGAACCACGGCCACTCAGCCTGTATGGCTTCACAAGGCCCCCGCAGAGCTGGTGTTATGTGAAGGAGGGAGAGACCGATGACAAGAGCGGAACTGCTGAAGGAGCTGGACAGGATCATTGATGTGGGCATCGTCAATGCGCACCATGATACGGATGTGCTGAAGGCGATCCGGGAGCAGCTGCATGAAACAGACTTCCAGGCCGTATGCCGGATCTTGAAGGGCTGCAAGTCGTGGAAAGGTCACTGGGATGTGAATGATGCGGAGACCGACAGCGGAAAGCAGGTTAAGGACATCACCCTCAGAGAATATTCGGACGAAGTAGTCCTCTGCTTCGATGAGAATGGGAGGCTGTATGCATGAGTGTGAAACTGCAGGCATCCCCGGAGGTTTACCAGAAGTACGATGAGATGAAATCCGGATTCGAGCGCAGGCAGAAGGCCAGCATGTTCGGCATTGCATCCGAGAAGTGGGATGAGGTTTATCCCCTGATGGCCGCAATAGAACGGTCACCGAGAGCAGCTGCCGGCCGGAACCGGAAACGGGATGAAGAGCTGATCGTTCTTCCGAGGTTCATTGTGAAGTATCTGACTGACAAAGCGCTTGAGGCGGTCTACGCTCACGACAAGGAAAAGCAGAAACAGCTGGAGGCGATGAAAGATGTTTAATGTTGAGGACTATCAGCGGCTGGCCATGCGGACCAGCCCGGACGGACACGACCGGATGCTGAATGGCTGCATGGGCCTGATCGGCGAATCCGGCGAAGTGGTGGACATCGTGAAGAAATGGAAGTTTCAGAGCGGTGACCATGCACAGCTGCCGAAGGATAAGCTGATCGAGGAGCTGGGAGACGTGCTCTGGTATTGCGCGGAGATCAGCACAGCACAGATGGCAGAGATGATTCCTGTGATCAGGGCGATGGGGCTGGAAGAGATCCAGTATGACGGAAAGCTCCATATCGAAGCGCTGTTCCTGGCCAAGCTCGCGCAGAGCATGACGGACGCCTGGCTCTATCCGGACGAATACACGCCGGAACCGCTCTACATCGTGGCCTGCATCATTGACCTGATCGGCTACATGCTGAAGACCTACTGCGGATCCACTCTCGAGGAGTGTATGGAGCGGAATATCGAAAAGCTGAAGCGCAGGTATCCTGATGGCTTTGATCCGGAAAGGAGCCTGCATAGGGAGGGATAAGCAATGGCCCCTCCCAGCAATAAGGAACTGGCGAAGAAGCTCCGGATCATAGCAAAGAGCACCACCAACGAGAAGGTGAAGAAGATCCTGCTGATGGCGGCAGACCGGCTCCAGAAGCCCGGGCATCCGCACAATAAGCAGAACGCCGTCTGCCTGTACTCCGTCTGGCGAAAGAAGGATGACAAGCTGGTGTGCTTCGATCTTCCGGAAAAGGAATGCCTCAAGATCATGGAGATAGGTCATGCCGGATTCATGGCAGCGATGAGACGCGGATCCGGAAAATGGGAAATCCAGAAAAGATTTGCGGACGAAGATCCGGAGACAGTCACAAGATAATCTCAAGATAATGAAACTTACCGGCAAGTAAGAAAACCCAGTGTTTTCAAGGCTTGCCGGTTTTTTCTTGTTGGAAATCTCGTAGTGAAGCAAGTAAAAATCGCAAGATTCCAACAAGATTCCGGGCAAAAGTCAATAAGTATCCGCTGATGAAAATGTTCAGACATGTTCGGTTGAAAGCTGATAAAGTGCACGCTGTAAAATTTTGATCAGAGACCGGGAGCAGTCCACCAAACAGGGCGGCTCCTATTTTTGTGAGAAAGGAGGCTTTCGCAGCAGTGCTTTACTCCTGGGCACTGGCCTGCATCGTGTTTGGCATCTTCGCACCGACTTTCGCCTAAGGTGCGTGCGAAAATGAAAGGAGAAGAGACCAAGAATGTTCTCGAAACTGAAAGAAAGCTTCAAAGCAAACCCGCAATTCTACTACGCCATGTCGATCGCGGCCACCTGGGCCAACGCAGGAAGCCTGCTCAACGGCGTATCGACATCCCAGAAGGACGGCATCCTGCCTTTCCTGCTCTGGGCCATCGGTAACACGCTGGCCTGCATTGTGTTTGGCATCCTTGCACCGATGATTCCGAAGCTCCGGGACGTGTTCCGGCATCCGATCATGAAGATCGTGATGGGAATCATGTGTCCGTTCCAGTGCTGGATCAGCATGAACGGCATTCAGACGGTGTTCGCCCAGACAACGCTCGGGCCGACATGGGGCATCATTATTGCCCTGGCTTTCGCTGTATTCTTCCTGATTCTGCTGTTCAAGTTCGGAATGATCCGGAACGTGCTGACGGATCACATGAGCTGGACAGCGGTGTACGCTATCGTATTCGGTCTGACGATTGTGGCGCTGATCACATCCGGAGGGAATTATGTTCCCCTGCAGATGGGAGCGGACAAGATCGGGGTCGGCATTAAGAACTGCCTGCTCCTGATCCCCGGCGCCTTCCTGTATCCGTACTACTTCGAGCTGCTGGATTATAACGAGAAGAACGAGGATCACACCCGGAAGATCAACATCAGACGCGCCTTCATCATGGGCGGTCTGATCTTCGGCGTGTATCTGGTCTTCATCTTCTTGATGAGCCTGGCCAACTTCAGCCCCGTGCTGAATATCATCAAGGCCGTGCTGGTCACCCTGATTGCCATCTCTTCCCTGTCCAGCTTCCAGTATTCGATCTATCTGACCTTCGGAAAGAAGATCGGGCTGGCGCTGAACGTGCTCACGGTGGCCCTCTGGCAGCTGCTGATCCCCCTGGGCGTCATGGGCGCATGGACGCTGATGGCCTCTATCCGGGTCTACATCGTAGCCGCGGCAGTCATCGCCGCCTTTGCCTGGCATTTCCATGAGAAAAGGCAGGTGAAAGCGGCATGAAACGGATTCTCGGAAGGAAGCAGCGGATTGACAATCAGCTGTGGCTGGACGCCATGAACCAGATCGAAGACCTGGTATCAGCTGATGAGCTGGAAGAAGCGGTCCGGAAAGTCCGGGAGGACATCCGGGAAAAGACAGCCGGCAAGAAGGTGGCTTACTGCTGGAGCGGTGGTAAGGACAGCATTGTCCTGAGCGATATCTGCATGCAGGAAGGCATCACGGATTGCATGTTTGCCCATACGGAGCTTGAATATCCGGAATTCCTCGGCTG